CCACCACCACCAGCCACAACCAAATAATCCACGCTAGTCACACCAGTCGGAGCAACCCATCTAGTCGATGACTTGAAGGTGAATACAGTCTGTGATGCGACGTTGTACTTGAGGATGACAATGTCGGAGCCGCCGTTGCCGCCTGTTGAATTAGAACTTGAAGCACCGCCACCGCCACCACCTGTATTCGCTGTACCTGCAACCGCACCCGGAGAAGGATTAGATGAACCATTGCCACCACCACCAGTTCCACCTGTGCCACCAGATGCAACAGTTCCAAATTTAGCGCCGCCACCGCCTCCACCAGCATAAGTTACAGAACTCCCGCTAATTGTTGAGGAAGTACCATTTCCACCGTTGCCACCATTTGGATTGCCGCCAGCAGTACCAACAGCACCAGCACCACCACCGCCACCACCACTTGCGCCGGGGCCACTCCCATCACCACCGTTACTACCTTGCGACGGAGAAGTGCTAGGGGTGTTTCCGGTTCCACCAACAGAGTTACTAGAACCACCACCACCTGACCCACCATTTTGCCCATTACTGGCTGACGGCCCTAAGTCAGCTCCACCGCCACCACCGCCATTAGAAGTAATCGTTGAAAATACTGAATTACTTCCATTAACTCCGGTGTTATTTGCCCCAAGAGCTGTAGCGCCAGCTCCTACAGTTACGGTGTAATCAGTTCCGGCTGTAACGCTCAAGCCGGTTCCAGTACGAAAGCCACCTGCGCCACCGCCACCGCAACCATAACCTCCAGAACTTCCACCGCTTGCACCACCAGCGACCACTAGGTACTCAACCTCGGTCACACCAGTAGGTGCAGTCCAAGTGCCGGATGCGGTAAAGGTTTGGACAACGGTAAAGTTGCCGCCGCCACCGGCAGCGCCATATCCCATCAAAATTGCTTGAAGAATACCTGTCATGACAAACCTACCCCGGAGATGATCCAAGAAGTATTGGTAATCTTGACGCAAGTTGCTACGCCATTGGCTACCAAAGTGCGTGAGCTAGTATTTGATGTGTTTGCTAATGTCATCGTATCTGTTGTCATTGCAATCGTGACATTATTGGCAGAGCCGTTAATGATCGTAACTGCGGTGCCAACTGTAAACGATACGTTAGAGTTTGCCGGGAAGGTGTAGGTTGCTGCGGCCTGACCAGCAGGATGGTAAATGTGTTTACCCGCATCACCCAAGACAATGTTGTAGTTACCGTTTTGGCTATTCTGAGGCAAGCCCATGTAGCCAACGACGTTGACACTATCGGATGCAGCATTAGCAACGGAAGTGTTAGAAATACTCGAGTTTGCAATGTTGCAAGTGACGTTACCGCTACTGATCGTCACGTTGGTAAGTGTCAGGTTTCCGACACTGGTAACGGTCGATCCTAGCGATACTGTCGTATTTCCGATAATTACGTTGCTATTGGCTAGGTAATTGTTTGGAAAAGCTGACGCTGTACTGCTGATAGTGACGTTGGCAAACGTCATGTTGTTCAGCGTAGATACCGTGTTGCCAAGCTGGATTGCCGTATTACCTAATGTAATTGCTGTGGCAAAGTTAGCATCCAGTTGCGACAACGGGATTGTCGATGTTGCATTTGCAAATATATTAGGTACTGGCATTTTAGAACCTCGCTCTCAATTCATGTTCAAACTCGAACCCGTTAATAGTAAATGGCGTGACGCTGCCTGTTAATGTTATGCCCAAATACTTGCCAAACATCTTAGCGTCTTTTTTGTACAAATAGTAACCAGCGCCAGAGCTAGTTAATCCAGCCCAACCAATAATAGCGCTGGCATTATTGCTCCATTGAATAATTGTGCCAACATTGTTCAGCCAAACAACGGAGTTAGAAAAATCAATGGCTGGCGATTGCTGACTCTCAGAATCAACGTAAGCCAAAAACACAATGGGAGAATTCCCCAAAGTTGCTTCAATACCAATCTTCAAAGCTTGCTTGTCTCGGATGGGATCACCCATCGGCAACAAGGCTGTTTCTAAAATTATATCTACTGCGTTGGCTGGATTTTCGTAAAACTGGTACAAGTTTTGCCCACTGGTGCCATACAGGTTCAAAAAACCATTCTTAAAAGCAGGCACCACATAATAGCAACCAGTTAGCTGGTTAGTAATAAACCATTTACGTTCAAAAAAAGCAACTTGAATCCAGCGTTCCGTGCCATCGTCGTTAAACTTTAGGTTAAAAACGGCAGACAAAATGTTATTGATTAAGCACTGACCGCCAGAAATCTCTTCATCAAAGTTAATAAATGGGAATATCCCATCTAGCGGATCGCTAATTTTGGTTGTTGTTGCGCCGACTAGCGCATACACGCCGTATTCGTTCATAAACAGCACAGAACGGAAGTACGGGAAGATAGCGTGTTTTAGTTTAGAACCAACCGATGCCGACACGTTGGTGTTGGTAAACAGTGTGGTGCCAAGTGTAGCGTCCACCCGAACATCCGAGAAGACGTTGATACTGTCCTCACCAAACACATACAAAAAGTTATTGGCAGAAAGAATGCGGGTAATGACTGTGCGCAGTGTTGCGTCACTTAACGTAATGAAACCAGCCGTTAAGTTAATAAAATCGTTATAAGTGTCAGTGGCGCTGTAATAGACCGTTCGATCTTGCGCAATCCAAGTACGGCCTGAGAAAGTCGCAATGTCTGAACCGCTTTGATTCAGAATCGTGCAGGTTACATTGGCATTGGTGCCAGCGCCAGAAATAGTAACTGTCGGTGGCGAGGTATAACCTGTGCCAGCCTCAGTCACAATGACTTCAGAAATAGCATTGGCAACCACCACCACTGTACCAGTTGCCTGCACACCATTGGCTTCATTTGGTGCGCCAAAAGTTACCGTAGTGTTGGACGTTAAATAGCCACTACCTTTGTTGTTGATGGTAATGGTATTGATGCTGCCAATCGAATGTAAATCTGTGCCATTCCAAGTCTTGTAGCCATTGTTAGGATCAATGATCAACGCACGTTCATTACGCCACTGCGTTACCATGACGTTAGCGTTTGAGAACGTATTGGCTGGCGCTATGTTGCCTTGAGCGCCTGTCGTAATGTTGACATACTGAGCTGACCCGTTATCTTGGAATGCCAACACATATTCATTATTGTTAATGTTGACCGATCCCAAGAATGACACGTTAGCGCCAAACGCTACGTTAGCAAGCTGTTGGTTGCCGGGAATCGTCTTTAAGTTGCCGTAGCCGATGGGCTGGATGTTTTCCAACCAGCTAAACTCGCCATCACCAATCACCGTGCGGTTATTCTTGGTGTTAAGACCTTTGAAGTCTTTGACTACGGCGTAATTTTTTTTCTGCTCTGCCGCAGCCATATCAATACCCCGCTGTGTAAGGTGTCGGCAGCCTGCGAGTAAAGGTTGTGTTCAGAGCTTCCATAACGTGCTTGCTGTACTCTTGCTTGAAGATTTCAGCCTCACCGTAGGATTGCTCTTGATATTTTGCAATGTAAGCGGCGTAGAACGGCACCGCTTCAGTAAATGGGGTGGGTAAAGTTTCTACCTCGGAACCCGTCACCATTGGATTAACCAAGACAACGGTATCAATTTCCATTTGGTACGCCTGATCAGGCTTGGGGCCAATAAAAATCTTCTTAGGCCCGTACATGGAAAAGCCTACCGGACGCCCATTGTAGTTTTGCCAATAGCGCAACTGGGCATTAAAGTCAGTCCAAGGCAGGTAATACAGCGGAATGCGAGAATTCCCCCAGTAGAGGATCACATTCAGTACATCAACGGTATTAACGCCTTCCGGCAAGTCAGCAAAGTCGATGGTTTCGACGTTGTACGGCACGGTGTGGTTCTGCAAAACGCGATTGCACCCTGTGTCTCGGACAAGGGTGTTACGCCCATCGTTTATGTAATCCGTTAGCTCTGCATCTGTCCAGAAGTTCGCATTAACGTCATGCAATAAACGCCGGGTTTGCGTAATGTAACCAGCAAGCGTATCGGCCATTTTTAACCATCAAGGTTTGCAACTTTCGCCGCACCCTTTGCCTTGGGCATTGGGGCGGCTACTCGTTCCACCACTGGGGCTGACAAGTGGACGGGCTTTACAGACTCTTTCGAAAAAGAAAACAAGGCCAGTTTTTTCATTGCTTCGTCAAACTGGTTGCTCATTTTCATCCAGCCAAGTCTTACAAGATACGGCTCTTTATCGTCATCGCCATAACCAAAGATATGCTTTGCTGCAATTTCAGGAATCTCTACCACTTTCCCCGGCTCAAAGTGGTACACCGTACCATCTAAACCGTCAGAAAAAGGCTCGGAACCATTGTTGCAAACAAAGATCGTGGTCATAGCGAGACAATATCTCCATACAGGGCAACGTCGCAAGTAACTGCGGCATTGACCGAACAATTAACATAAAGCACTCGGGCAGTTTGAACGTCAGTGTTTGCAGCGGAAGCCAATGTCAGATCATCAAACTTAGTCGAGCCAGTTGCGGCGCTCAAAGTCTGATCGGCTGCAATGGCAGTGCCTCCACCGCTTGCGGCGGTAAAGACACCCACATTGGCACCACTTGCATTACCACTGAAGTTAGACAGAACTATCCGACGCACAATGTACTTAGTTGCCGCTTGCGCAACCAAAGTCGTGACATCACCTGTGGCAGCTAGGCTTACGCCTGTTTGCTCTGCCAGTCGGTAATTGCCAAACGAATCTGGATACGAACGGCCTACTGCATTTGCGTCCATAGCTCCCCCTTATGCGTAGGTTTCGCCAGCAGCTTGACCGCCATTGATGTCCAACAGGGTCACAGTCGCATTGCCAGAAGAATTCTTAGCAAAGACGTTGACGCCATCGGAGATCACAACGCCACCAGTGTTGGCAGCCATGACAGTCGAGTTTGCGGAACCGTTGTAAGCCAGCACGGTCACGTTAGCCGACGGGAACATCACATAGATGCCTGCCGGGATAACGGTGCCATTGCCAGAATCGACAGCGGTGACGGTAACAGTCTGGAAATAGGCACCCGGAGTGTTGCTCTGAGCGCCAGCCAGAATGATTTTATTAGTTGCAAGAGACATGATTTCCTCCTTACAGGCTCAAAGAGTTGTAGCCCGTAATCTTCGTCATGGCTTTCGGCTTGGTGTTTACCAATTCTGCAATCATCAGAACTGCACCAACGTAGCCAATCTGGAAGTTCGGAAGTGTGGACTCGAAGCCAGTGAAGGCGAACGATGCCTGCTCATGGATGTAGAGCGAGAGATAGTTCGTGTTCAGCAGGTAGAGCGTACCTTCCGGGCAATACGGGTCTGGATAGATTGGCACACCAGCAACCATCAGGGCGCGGAATGCAGCCTGTGGGCCATTGGCGTCACCATCAAAGCCGGAGCCGGGAGTGATCATGTAGTTTTCTTGGCCTACATAATCCTGTGCCAGCAGCGTCCAAGTACCGAAGCCGCAAACGCCGAAGGTCGGAACCTCTGCGCCATTCTTCACGGTGCCGGAAATGTATTGCAGTACGTTTTGGCGGGTCGGGTTGACCGAGCCAGCAGCGTATTGCTTGGATTTCCACCATGTGTTTGATGTACGGTTGATATTGCCGTAAGTTGCGGTGCCAGTACCATCATCCACTGCCGCAGGCAGACCGATGAATTGCTGGTTATTGCTGGTGTTGTTGTACAGCGCGGTTGCCATCGAATCCATCATCACGTTGGTCGCGTCGTTCATACGCGCTTCGATCAGAGGAATGATTGCGTAGTCTTGCTGTACGGCACCTTCCATACCGAGGAACGGTACAGGAGAAACCAGTAGCTTCAGGTTAAATTCAGCTTGGTAAGCACCTTGCTGAACGGAAGGCTGCGCGAACGAACCGGAATAGTCCGACCACTGAGCATTCACGAATTGAGAACCCTGAACTGGAACCGATACAGACGACACACCGCCGGAGGCAGTCTGCGAGTTTGCAATCAGTGCCGCCATCAGGGGCGTTGAGTTGTAGATTTGCACGACCAACTTCGGGATAAATGCCCGACGAGTGACGTAGGTCAACTCGTTGTACTGATTAGTACCCGAAGCCGGAAGAATGCCGCCACCAATAGGCATAATTTACCTCCGAAGTTTAAAAAATAGCCCCTTACA